GTCCCCAGTAACCGTAGCAATAGGGGAAGGCCCTTTCGATTTATATATTTATGGATCTGATTTTGATGTTGATACCCCACTTGTTTATGGCTATATTGGAGCAGCAGATGGATTTGGAACATTAAAGAATGAAGCGGGGAACAATATCCAAGGTGAACTAATTGATGAGTTTACAATAAAATTTACTAATGTTGCACCTCTTATTACTCAAGATTCTGGGGCAACATGGGCAACTTTATTTACTGAAGGTTATTCTGCATTTGGGCTAGACTCTATCCCATTATTTATTAATATAGCTTTTGGTGCCAGTCCCGTATACGGGAGTACAGTTATTCAAAGCGTGAACCCAATATTCTATCTATCTCCTGAGGTGACATAATGGGAGTACTATTTGTTTATGTTAATGGGGCTGTAGTTTACGGTACAGTTACAGATCAAGACGGATTTGCTATACAAAATGCTACAGTAGATTTGAGCGGGTTTACTGCTACTACTGACGCGGCGGGCTTCTATAAGGTGGACCTTTCTGGGGTGACGGACGCGGGGTTTACGGGTATTTTAAGTGTAATTCTACCAGACTTCAGTAGAGTTACTAAAGATATATCCCTTGATCGTGGAACAGCTTTGCAAAAGAATATTACTCTTACAAAAGAGAAAAAATTAGCCGCTATTAGTGAAAATACAAGAGACATAGATGAGCCTTTTGTGGCTTCTAGGAATACCGTAGTTCAAAGACAACAAAACTTAAAAACTCTTATAAATGCAGCACAAACTGAGTACTCAAGTAATGCTGTTAAAATAGCAACAACAATTTATAAAGAAACTTTAAGAGAGATGATACACCTTTTTGGTAATTTAAGTTATGTAAATTCAGAAAATAAAATTACTAAAGTTCGTAGTATTCACGCTAATCCAGAGCGAACTATTGCTAAATTAGCTCAAGAAAATAATATTATATTACCCATAATTTCTGTAAACCAAACCACTACTGATGATGATAGAAAAAGACAGCGATATGATTCTATTATGGCTCATGAAGTAGTTTGGAATGACAAGAAACAACGAGCACAAAGAGTAATAAGTTTTGCTCCAAAGCCTGTTAATCTTATTTATAGTGTAAATGTTTGGACTAAGTATAAAGAAGATATGGACCAGCTTGTTGAACAAATTAGAGGAAAATTTAATCCAAGTTTAACAGTCCCAACAAAGAATAACTCTGTTACTAACGCATTCCTGCTTGAGGAAACTGATGACGGATTAGTTGAGCCAGGAGAAAGAGAGGACAGAATTATTAGAAGATCGTTTACTATCTCAATTGAAACTTATCTACCAGCAACTAGATTCCTGTACACTAATACTGGAAGACTGGAATTATTTATGACGGAAGTAGGTATAGACGAGAGTTAGAAAAATATTTTCCCATTTATGGTGTAGGAAAAGTAGATATATTAGGAGTTACAGGTAATGAAGAAAGTTACAAACGAAAGCTTACAAGGCTTAATGGTTTATTTTGTTACAGAATCAGGTTCTAAGGGTTTTTGGTTTGCTCCTGGCCAAAGCCTAGTGGTTCCTGAAAAGTATGTATCAGATCATGTACAAAAGTTACAACAAAGGAGAATGCTAGCTGTAGAAGCTGCATAGAAAATAAAATATGGCATCAAATATAGTTAGTCCAGGCGTATATGTTATAGAAAAGGATATTTCTGAATATACACCACCAATAAGTACCTCAGTTGTAGGTCTTGTTGGTTTTGCAGATAGAGGCCCAAGTGGTGTAGCAACTCTTATTACCAGCCCTCACCAATTAGTTCAAACTTTTGGTTCTCCAAGAGAAGCCATTACTGGTCAAGCTCTTGAGGCTGCGGTAGAAATTCTAGAGAGCACAGACTCTCTATATTTTGTTAGGGCAGCAGATAGTAACGCTGCTGCCGCTTCGGGTGTTCTACAGTTTGGAGGTTGTCCTGCTCTTGTTGTCTCTGGTCCAATCGCTGCTGATGATGGTTTTGCGGGTGCTGTTGGTTATGGTGATTGGGGTGTAGATAAGGATTTATATCTTTCTATTCAAGTAGTGGATAATAATGGTGTTTCCGCATTCCCTGAAGCTAGAAAGTATGATATTCCTGCTGGAACACTTACAGCAACTGATCCTTCTGCATTTGGTCAACTTGCTTTGAGAAAAATTATTGGTGGTGGAGAAGTTGACGATGCAAAGGTAGGTATTCAATTTGGAGTAAGTGGTGATGGATCGCCTGATACTAGCGCATTCTTAGTAGGATCTTTTGCTGGATCAAATGCCTACATAGAAGCGTCTGCTTATTCTGATAGCGATAGAACAACAGGGTTAAAGGTTTTCAAGGTTATTGATTGTTGTGGTATGAGCGTCGGTGCTGGAGGAGGAGAAGACACGGGTAACGGATATTCTTACCGAGCAAAAACTTATGGAACAACATTTTTAGCAGAAGATCCCGATGCTAATCAGACCACTGGTGTGGCCTCTAGTCTTGGTTATGTGGTTAAAACTTTACATACTGGTGCTGGATATAATGCTGGGACAATTCCGACTGGTGGTACAAGTGGAGTTCAAGCTGAAACTAAAGCCCTCGGAGGTGATAGGTTCCAAGTTAATATTGTAAACGATGGTGTTGTAGCTGAAACATTCAAACAAACCTTAGTTAGTGGTACAGATTTTATGGAAAGTGTATTAAATAGTACCGTTCTTGATCCTAAATCTGAACATGTTTACGCATACTTAACAAGTGGAATTTCTGGAAATGTGTTCCACGCTGATTATGTTGCCTCTGGTATGGGACAATTTGTAAACTCCGTTTCCGCCGTTGGTGGTGGTCTTGATGGAGGATTGGTATTTACTGGAACTTATGGTCGTGCAGTAAAGGGTACTTGGGTAAGCGGAGATGGAGTTAAGGCAGGTGGAGGCGAAACTCAGGTAGCTCCAAGATTCGTTAAACTTCTTCAACAAAAAGTTGATTTAACTAATGGAGACAGCGGAATTCCAACAACAGATGCTACGATTAACACTGCAATAATAGGAACAACTCAAGCTGATGGTAAGAAAACGGGTATAGAGGCACTGGACAATGAGGCGCTAAATATCTCAATTGTGGCGATTCCTGGGATTACACAGGAAGCATCACAGAATGCTCTTGTTACTAAGGCTGAAGCTACCCAAGACTTCATCGCAGTATTGTCTCCCCCCTACGGTGTCGGTACGGTACAAAATGCCATCGACTGGACTAACGGGCTGGCGACCTCAAGAGGAAGTGCGCTAAACAGCTCTTATGCTGCGGTGTACTGGCCCTGGTTGAAGGTCTTTGATGTTTTTGAAGGCAAGAATAGGTGGATGGACCCAGCTATTTATGGAGTTAAGGCTATGTGCGATACTGATGGTAAAGCAGAAACATGGTTTGCTCCTGCTGGCTTCCAAAGAGGACGGCTGACAAAAGCAACTGAAGCAGAAGTTACTCTTAATAAGGGAGAAAGAGACTCTATGTATAGTGGTGGTAATGTAATTAATCCAATCGTCAAGTTCCCACAGCGGGGTCTGACAATATTTGGACAAAGAACTACACAAAGAGCCGCTACTGCTCTAGATAGAATCAATGTTCGACGGCTAATGATTTTCCTTAAGAAGGTAATTTTTGCAGCAACACAAACATTCGTATTCGAACCAAATGATGAGTTTACTTGGGCTAGAGTAGAAGCCGCTGTGAACCCACTGGTTAGCGATATTAAGAGTAGGAGAGGTATAACAGACTTCCGCGTAGTATGTGATGATACTACTAATACTGCTGTACGAGTAGATAGAAATGAGCTGTGGTGTAAGGTTCTGATTAAGCCTACCAAGGCAGCAGAGATGATTGTATTTGAGGTAAACCTCACTAACCAAGCAGCCAAGATGGGAAACCTATAAGGAATAAATAAATGGCAACAAGTCAAAATCCAGTATTTAAAACAGAAAGAGGCATAGCAACTGGGACAGGTGTTCCAAAATTATCTTATGCCTTAGATTCAGTAAGGGTCTATCAATTTGAAGTTCATTTTGATTCTATTCCAGAAGGAGTTATGGACGGACAAACTCCAAATGGATTAACCCTCGCTGCTAAGCAAGTTAGCCCAATACAGTTTGGAGTTGATTCCTACCCTGTTAACAGAGTTAATGATAAAATATTCTACCCAGGAAAGCCAGGACCAGAAGAGGTAACAATAACTTTTGATAATACTTTAGCAAAAGAAAGCGATGCTCATGCATCCATGTGGCGATGGTTCCAGCGGTCTTATAACCCAACTACTGGATTTATGAGTTCTGATAGCGATGGTGCTTCAATCGCTGGAACTCCAGGTATCAAGGCAGCAAAGATGGGTATTGCTTTACTGCGCGGTAATTTGGATATAGTAAAATCTATTGATCTTTATGGAGTATTTCCAAAAACTTGGAAATCTTCTGAGTTTAATTATGGGACCAACGAATTTCATACTTTGGAAGTAGTCTTTTCGTTCGACTACATGGATACCGCTCGTTACGAAGTAAGCTAGTAGCTCCTGTAATTGTGCTATGATACAATATGGATTATTTCAACGAACTTCTAGAGAGTTATGATAAACTCAAAAAAAGAAAGCTTGAAATAATTGTACCTATACAGGAGCAAGAGAGCGCAGACCCTGCTGAACTTTTAGCTCTGCAACATGTTAAGTCTGCGGTAGGGTTAGACAAGGCCAACGCGATTCAAGTCCAAACCCCACGGAGCGGTCCAGTGAGTATATGGACAGCCGCCACCACAGGTTACATTGTTGCAGAAGGTCCAGGGCTTGCTGGGCAGAACACTAAGAGGCTGGCAGATGGCAATGGCAATCCTCTGGGTGGCACATGGTGGAAAAAATTTGTAGGTATGCTCAGGAGTGAAGAAGAGGAAGAGGCAGAGGCAGACGGAGGTCGTGGGCAGGAGGCGGCTGGTTCTTATGTACCCCAAGCTATAGCAACTACTGAAACCACAAGAGGATTTCAAAAACTAAGAAGACTCGCCCCAACTGTCTTTAACATATTAGGTGGAAAAAAAGCGTTAGGTAGATCATTGGGGTACTGGGCAAACTATATTGCTGGCAGCCGTTACAGTCTTGAGGTAAATTTTTCTCGCGCACAAACCGTGTCCTTTGGCCCAGACGGTAAGCCAGTCTTTACAGATGTAGACCCTAGAGATATGGAAGGAGCTATACAGTCAGCAGTAAATTTGATGGAGCTTCTTGATAAAACTGAATGGTCGGAAAATGATAAAAGATTGCTTAGAGATAGTGTTGCAATGGGGGATGACGGTTCCGTATTTTTCTTTGTTCCTGGGGATAAGGGAAGGGGTTTAGTTCTTAAAGATCCACATAGCGTGTACGGTACAATAGTAGAAAGGGCGCACGAATTAATGGGTGTTGATCTTGATAGGGTAGACACCTTAGAATTGAGCAGTAGGCATGGTGATAGTGCCATGCGAGGACTGGGGCTGGAACATATAAGACCAGCACTTCAGGCGGCTTATTTCTGTCAGAAGGGAAAAGAGTTGGGGTTATCCAGAGCTAGAGCAGAGGCCTATTGTAGAGAAGCAACTAGATTATATGCTCTAACTGCTAGAAACTCAAGCAGAGCTATGGTGGCTCACTCTTGGGCCTTTGAGCATGCCCAGGGAGAAAGAGCGGTAACTATGGAAGCTAAGCCTTACATTGATGCTTTCACCGAGCTGGCGGGAGATCTGAGAACAGTTATTCAGGGCATAGCACAAGTAGCCTCACAGTCTATAGAAGTAAGGAGACCTATGGCTAATGTACAGGTTGGAGGACAGAAAGGGATCGGCTTGAAGTCTGATAACTTGGAGATATCTCAGGTGGATGAGAACGGGGAGTGTTCCCATGCTGTTGATGGACTGCTTAGATCTGGGTTTTCTTCAAAGGAAATAAGTCAAAATAACATGGTCAGACAAATGCCCGCTGCTGAGGCATTTGCTCAAGATCCAGACCAAATGGAATTTCACAGGGGAGATGAGGGTATATTTTCAAACGATGACGATCCTGTGTGTGTGAATGCTGTGGGTTTGAAGAGTCCTTTAAATTTTCGTACCGCTAAGATGGGAGAGTTATATGATACAAGAGTATCTGAATTTTTATCAGGCGCTCTAGACGAAGCTGACCCTAGGTATCCTGCATTCAGAGAACACATAAGAGAATCTCTTGGCATAGATGATTCTGGCTGGGAATCAATTCAGAAGTATGAAGAAGGGTTACAAGGATATAGAGATGCTGTAATGGCTCTAAATCCTACATCCAATGTTATTGATCCAGAAACTGGTGACACTAGTAGAGGGTCATCCCTTGAGTCCTTCGCTAAAATGTATGTAAACCATGCCCGAACTAATTTAGATTATGATGATGTAACAGAAGATGAATTAGCCAAAGCGTTCGACAGAAAAGGCTTAGACCCCCGTGACCCAGATGACGCTGAAATTTTGAAGCATCTTGCTACAAGATTTCTTATTGAAAAAAAGAGAGAAAAGGATATAGAAAGGGAGCGGGGTGCTGGCAACCCTAGAGGACCAGCCTCTCTAAACTTGGCGGCTACAATGTATACTGTTGGTGGTGTGCTTGACAAAGGCGAGCTGGTAGAAGTGGATAGCTTGAGAGAACGAGATGCTTTGATTTTTAGGCATGATGAAGCTTTTGAGGTAGCAGTAGGAGGATTCTTAAGTGGAGAATGGGACTACTCTAAACCTCCCAATAAAACAGGAGATCCAGGGTTAACACATAAATTGAGTAG